TATTTTATTTGGCAGAACCAAGCGTTCTTATTTGAAGCATATAAAGAGAATAGAAAGTTACCTACCATTGCAGAAGACAGGGCAGAGGATGTCGCCGCGCACCTGTTTAAAAACACCAATGCCACGGTAGTCGCTATCTTTAAAGTTAACCCTTTGTTTGGTACGAGGATTTTGTACCGTGCATACACCCGCGAAGGCAGGGAAAGAACGCACGAAGGTTTGGATGTGGGGCTGTTTACACAGAGTTCAGCAAACAATCGTGACGTTGTAGCTTTGATGGCCAATGAGATTCCATGCAGTGAATACAACGTACCTCAGAGTGAGATTGGGCTTTGGTACATTGACAAAGGTGTAAAGTTTGGATGCCGTGTCAGTGTGCCCCCAGAGCAGGGCAGGTTTGTTGGACAGATCACGGTGGGTTGGGATAAAGAACCCAAGGACTTAACCAAGGCGATGGGAATGCTACAGATTGCTAGTACCATGCTTAGTAAAAGCAAACAATAAAGGAGAAGTAATGGCTCAATTTGAACCAGCCTTTGAGCAGATGATGCAGGACGAGGGTGGCTACGTCCTCCATGAAGTCCCCGGCGACACCGGGGGCATGACTTACGCTGGCATTGCCCGTAACAAGAACCCCCAGTGGCCCGGCTGGGCGCTGGTAGACAAGAAAGAGATGGGCGGCTCCTTGACGCCTATGGTGCGTGAGTTCTACCGTGTGGAGTTCTGGGACAAGATGCGTGGCAATGAGATCGCAAACCAAGATGTTGCCAACACCATCTTTAACTTTGGTGTAAACGCAGGTATGGGCATGGCGGTAAAGCTGGCTCAGTTGGTTGTCGGCGCTACGCCTGACGGCGGTATTGGTGCAAAGACCGTTGAGAAACTCAACCAGATACCTGACGGCCAAAGGTTTAAAGAGCAGTACGCATTAGCCAAGATCGCCCGTTATGTGGAGATATGCAACAAAAACCCCGTGCAGGTTAAGTTCCTCAAGGGTTGGATTAACCGCACATTGAAAGGTCTAGCATGAGCTTGCTTGCCGTAGGATCAATTATTGAAGCTGTTGGTAAGGTTGCTGGCGACCTGATTACCACCGACAAAGAAAAAATGGAAATGGAGATTGAGCAACGTAAGCTTGATCTGGAAGAAAAGAAGATTGACCAAGCCACAGACTTAGCGCAGATTGAGGTTAACAAGATTGAGGCGGCTTCGTCTAGCGTGTTCGTCAGCGGCTGGCGGCCAGCGATTGGATGGATTGGCGTAGCGGCTATGGGGTATCAGTTTTTGCTTTACCCGCTGTTCCAGTGGGCATGGAAATATTTACAGGCTATGGGCTGGGTTCCTGTTGGTATGGATCCCCCTCCGGTACTAGACGCAGACCAGCTTTGGGTGATATTATCAGGCATCTTGGGCATTGCCGGTATGCGTTCTTTTGAGAAGACTAAAGGCGTTGCTAGTAAATAAGGACAACCGATGCCATTAAAGAAGCTTGCGCTAAAGCCGGGGGTTAACCGGGAGAACACTCGATATACCAACGAAGGCGGCTGGTATGAGAGTGATAAAGTGCGCTTTCGTCAGGGCACGCCAGAGAAGATTGGCGGCTGGCAACGTATTGCCACAAATACATTCAGGGGTGTTTGCCGTTCTTTGTGGAACTGGGTAACGTTAGGTGCGCTGAACTTAATCGGTGTGGGCACTAACTTAAAGTTTTACATCTTACGTGGTAGCGGTTACTACGACATTACCCCTATTAGAGTCACTAGAACACTTAGCGCAAATCCATTTGTTGGAAACGGTACGACTACAGTCACCATCACAGACGCAGCGCATGGTTGTATAACAGGTGATTTTGTTACTTTTAGTGGTGCTACAGGCACATATGACACTACGTTTAACGCTGAGTTTCAACTTACCCTTGTTAATGTTAACTCGTACACCATTACAACGGGGATAGCAATCACTGCTGGCTCCTACGGCGGCGCTGCTGTTGTTGCTGCATATCAAATTAACGTTGGCCCATCATACGCAGTGCCTTTTGTTGGTTGGGGCGCTGGCCCGTGGGGTGGCGGCCCTTGGGGTGTTGGTGATTCATCGGAGACTACTATTCGTTTGTGGAGCCAGAGCAACCTTGGCGAAGATTTAATCTTTGCGCCGTACCTTGGTGAAATTTTTTACTGGGATGCAACAGGTACTGTTAGTACACGCGGGGTATACCTGTCTAGTCTTGGTGGCACAGTCACTTTAACCATTGCTACGCCTTGCGTTATTACTTTGACCAGCGCACTGCCTGCGGGTTCTTCTATTCAATTGGGAACAACTGGCGCACTACCAACAGGATTGGCTACTAGTACTACATACTATTTAATTAACGTATCTGGGTTAACTGCTAACTTATCAGCAACATCAGGTGGTTCTGCAATTAACACAACTGGCGTACAGTCAGGCGTGCAGTCAATCTCTGTGCTGGGTGATTGTCCTACGGTGCAGAACTTTATCTTTGTGTCTGATGCAAGCCGTTTCACGTTTGCGTTTGGTTGTAATGATTACAGCTCTGCTACACAAAACCCAATGCTTGTGCGGTGGTCTGATCAAGAGAATCCTACTATCTGGTATCCAGCCGCTACAAACCAAGCGGGCAGTGTTCAACTTTCGCACGGCTCAACAATTAAAGCCGCAGTGCAGACCCGTCAAGAGATTGTGATCTTTACTGACTCATCGTTGTATTCGTTTCAATACCTTGGCCCACCAGTGATTTGGCAGACACAGCTTTTGAGTGACAACATTTCTATCTTAGGGCAGAACGCTGCAGTGCTTGCTTCAGGCGTGGTGTATTGGATGGGCGTTGATAAGTTCTATGTTTATGACGGTCGCCTGCAAACCTTAAATTGCGATTTGCGTAAATTTATTTTTCAGGATATTAACCTGTCCCAAGCTGAACAAGTGTATGCGGGAACTAATGAAGGCTTCAATGAAGTGTGGTGGTTCTACTGCTCCTCCGGCAGCACTATCATTGACAAGTATGTAATTTACAACTACGCAGAAAACAACGGTAAAGGCGTGTGGTACTACGGCAATATGTCTAGAACAGCATGGCTAGATTCTGGTCTAAGGGATTACCCGATTGGGGCCGTATACACAACTGCTACTACTTCGGGCAATCTGGTTGACCATGAAAATGGTAACGACAATAACGAAACTGGCACTCCCACTGCAATTGAAGCATACGTATCTTCATCCGAGTTTGACATTGATGACGGCGATAAGTTTGGTTTTATCTGGCGCATGTTGCCTGACTTAAGCTTTTCTGGCTCTAACGGGCCGTCACCTGCTCAATTAACACTAACGCTCTATCCAATGCAGAACTCAGGCTCTGGTACAGGAACTGCGGTTACTGCGGGCGTAACTGAACAGACAGGCGTGCAGTACACAATCACTGAGGGCTTTACTGGCCAAGTTAACACAAGGGTTCGTGGTCGTCAGATGATTTTAAAAGCCTCGTCAGCCGATCTAGGCAGTGCTTGGCAGTTGGGTACAACTCGTATTGACATCAAACCGGATGGCAAGCGATGACCTACATTATTACATCAGAAGATTTAATCACGGACTTTACTGCGCCTAACTTACCGTTAGCGCCAATAGAGTACAGCACACGTTATCACGAACAGCAGAATAACATTCTGCGTCTGTACTTTAACCAGATTAACAACCTTGTAAAACAGTTAACTGCGTCTACAGACACATCAGGGTTGCGCGTTCCTTACGGGGCATTCTCTGACTTTACCTCTCAAACCACAACAGCAAACACCGCCACCCTTATGGCGTTGAGCGTCACAGATTTTTCTAATGACGTGACGTTGGCTACTAATTCTAAAATTACGGTAGCTAATGCTGGTATATACAATCTGCAGTTTAGTGTGCAGATACAAAGTTTAGATAACGCGCCGCAAGATGTCTATATTTGGCTAAGACAAAACGGCACAGATATTGTGGGTTCGACAGGACAGGTTGGATTACCAGCCCGCAAAAATCCCGGCGATCCTTTTCATGACATTAAGGGTTGGAACTATTTTCTGTCCATGAATGCTAATGACTACATACAGATTTACTGGTCAACAACGGATGTGGATGTAACTATTGAAACCTATGCGGCATCGGGTACTCCAACTAAACCATCAACAGCTTCAGTTGTTGCCACAATGTCATTTGTGTCTGCGCTCCCAACATGATAAACTCAATCAACCCCCATACCGAGAGGCAACTATGAGCCTACAACACGCTGCAAATTATTTGGCTTCCCAAGGTCGCGGCCCTGACAACACGCTTGTCCATATGACCCGTAGTGAGGTGCAGAGCCTACAAGATATTGCACGGGCAAATGGTGG